AGTTTACCACTCTAGATTGCTACCAGTTGACTCTGAGCCTTCGCTCTTTTCGTTGTCACCAAATAGATAGAATGATTCTTGATCTGCGTATGCAAGATCACGTACTGCTGTCTTTTCAAGCTCAAAGATTTCAAGCTTTGAAGAGTCAAAGTCTACTTCATCCTTAGCAAGCGGAATGATTGTGTAGCTTGTGTCTGTTTTTGTTCCTGAACGCTTGATACGCCACATGAGATTTGTAATGCTTCCCATTTCTCCAGCGTATTCAATTAGTGTAGGTGTAATTGTTTTTCCGCTGCTTCCCTGTGAAAGAATTGCAACGTATGGTTCTTCCTTGCCGTCATCAACCAATACGTTGATGTAAAGTCGTGAACGACCCTTCCAGCCAGCCTTGTAGTCCTTACGATGTTGTTCGCAGCCCCAGCACTTTCCTTGGTCGTCAATTGAGCACAATGCCTTGCGACGATAATCCTTTGGGTTTGTGTGTTCTACTGCAATAAATCCTAGACCCAACTTATCATTGTATGTTGGTGAATCTGGATCAAGTTCTTGAAGAAATCTTACCTTTACGCTTTCGCCGTCCTCTAGCTTTACCCAACGGCCCTTAACGCTATCGCCACCTGAAGACTGTGGCTTGTCTAATGTTTTATTTAAATCCTTTAAACCTTTTACGATACCCATAATATATTCCTTTTTCTAATGTAGTTGATGGTGTATATCCATCTATGTAATTATTATATCATTCCCAGCTGACATATTCAATATGCGACACTGAGTTATTTATACAGGTTTTAATCTCTTGGTCAGTCATATCCCCTGCGTCTTTTGCATCATGTGGATATATCTTACCATATTCATAAGAAGCCCACAATACATCTTTATTGCGTAGTTTATTGAATATGTTATTGCCAAGAGCTCTTCCAGCCTGGTCATTATCTGTCATTATAATTATTCTATTAAAGTATCTATTCAATAAAGAAAGATTATTTGAAGATATGTGCCCTCCAAGGGTTGCTACAACATTTGGGAATCCCGCCTGATGTACTCTCATTGCATCGAAACTAGACTCCACAATGATACAAGTTGCACCAATGCGTTTAGCACGATGAATATTGAAAAGAGTAGAATTACGAGGGAGTCCTGGTGAGTTCTTAAACTCCTTCTCCTTGATACTGCGGCCAACAACGCCAACACAAATCCCATCTGGACTGTGCACAGGAACTGTAACCATATTGCGGTTGCTAGAATAGCCAACATTAAAATACTCCAAAGTCTCGTCTGTAAATCCACGACCATGCATATAAACTCTTCCATCTTCATACTGTTTCATTTCAGATGTAAGCTTTTCAATTGTTGTTGAATCAAACTCAATAAAGTCTGGCTTCTCTTCCAATGTGTCTTCTAGAAGATCATCAAAGTCTGCAAGAACTTCTGCTTCCTTAACACTTATAAATCTAAGTGCTTCATAGTCGTTTCTGTTTGTTATTCTTTTTACTAAATCTATTAACGTTCCACTTTCGCCGCATGCAGGATTAAAACACAACCATGCACCAAACTCTTTGCTTACGCTAAAGCTTGAGCTGTGTCTATTTGAATGAAATGGACAGTATGCCAAAAAATCGTTACCAGTCTCACCCACCACTGAAACATTAAGAGATTTTAGAATTGACTTAATGTGTGAGGGCGTGTATCTCGTGGAATCAATTTTCCTTGCGTAATACCCTCTGATTGCCATGCCTTCTTCTTTCCTACGTGCACACTGTGCATTGTTAATATAAAGGACCAAACTTCTTGGTCATATGATACAGAGAATGTAGGATCAATGTCAAGAACTCTGACAAATCCTTTATCTCGCATTTCCTGAATTAAGAGTGACTCATATTGAGCACGGACTCTAATGATATCTGCATCACTATTAAATTGTGCTCTGACCTGGAATCTCTGTATACGCTGATGGGTCATTTCTGAATATTTTCATATATCTCCTTAATTATACCCCGATTGATATCCCAGTCCAAATAGAATCCAAAGCCATCTCCATGGCGGTTCTTTCTGGACACAATTTCAATCATATTTGTGTCAGTGTATCTATGGATGGCAATTGCCATGTCAGCATCATATTCAATAGCCTTTGACCAAGCAACCTGCGAAAGCATTGGTGGGTTGTCTTGGTCTGAGACATCGTCCATTGTTGCTGCAGTGATATCAATAATTGGAATATTATTGTTCATTGCAAGCATCTTAAATTCACGAGAAACGTTCATATTTCTCTCTGTAGCTCCAGTGCTTCCCTTGGTGTCTGAGAATAACTGGTGGTAATCCAGAATTACTAGGTCTGGCTTATGCTGGTCAATTTTTGCCTGAACAGTATTAGCATTTACAGAACCCATTCCTTCATTTGAGACTAGAACAAATCCGTTCTTACCCTCAAAATTCTTTTTACTCCATGACCTAAAGTCGTCAACGTTTACATCACCTCTTGAAAAATCGCTAGCCTTAAAAAGACCAGAACCCATCATGGTGTAAATACGGTTACGCATATCTTCTGGTGACATTTCAAGCGAGATGATCATTGGCTTGAATCCCTGTTCCCAAGCTTTGCAAGCAAGGTATGAGGTAAACCATGTCTTACCACGACCTGGCCAACCAATTGCAACAATTAAATGTCCTGGTGCCATACCAGTTGCATATGCAGTATCCATTGCCTTGAATCCAGTTGGGATTCCTGGGCTTCCGCCCATTACGCTAGCACGTTGTCTAACCTGCTCAAAATATTTTTCTGCAGATTCAAAGTCTGTTACATCTAAGTCTCTAACGTTACTTGTAAACTTAGAAAGACTTGCAAGGTCTGATTGCATCTGTGCAATAACTCTTGAAGGAGCATCTTCTTTTAGACCTGCGCCTGAACGCAAGATAATAGTCTTTAGTTTACTTGTTAGATATTCTGCCTTAAGCTGTTCAAGATAGTATCCAGTTTCTGCTTTTACCTCTGTAGATTCAAAATCTCTAAATCTATCTGTTAGTACGCCAACTTCTGGAACTGCTTTAAACTTATAGTAATAAGATTTTAGCCCGTCCCAGACGTCTTTGTGGGAAGTAAATAGGTCATCAACATTGTCTGCAAGGATTGTTGATATGTCTTTATTCTTGCAGATTGCTGATATCAGCGTTGCTTCCGTGTTCACTTAACCGCCTTTCTCTTTCTTCCACCATTGCCTTAGTCTTAGATCTTAGCATATCTCTATGCACTTTGTCATCTTCTATATCTTTCCAAAGCTTATCAAGCTTATCAAAATTATAAAAGAACCACTGTAGTGGGTGACCAAACTTATTTAAGGTAAAATAATATTCAATCAAATCCCTTGCACGTTCATACCCTACGGTATCAATAACATCTTGCATTCCCCACTTTTCCCTAAATCTATTAAGGACTGGGTCTTTGCTATATCTATCCTTATACAAAGATATATAAAATGTTAGCAAGGAATGCGGTTGCTTATTATCTACCTTACTTGCCACCCTTTAATTCCTCTTCCATTTCCGCCGTTTTTTCAATTAATTTTTCTTCTACAAACTTATACACTCTGTCTGTAGCTGAATCTGCATTTTCACCCTGACGAACAATATCCTCAACGCCAATACCGATTCTGATGCTCTCGTAGTTCCCCAGGTTTCTCGTGAACTGGAGATCTACTTTGACTCTTGTTGGTGATGATTCTGTCATCTTCTTCCTCTTCCTCTACTCCAAAGCCCAAAGAATGTTTTTTCTTTGGCATAAACTCTTCCGATAATCTATCTGCAACTTGCATCCAAGCTGCTGCTACAGTTATCAAACCTTCTATGTCCTTCCTTTTATTTGCATGCACTGATGCAAGGTCAAGGTTGGCTGCTGCACGTTCTAGCGCAGTGGTTTCACTCAATATATCAAAATCTTCTTCGTTCATTCTGCTTTCCAAACTGGAACAAACTCCCCTGATGTTGTCTTAGTATACAATATAACGTTGTGTTTCATCAAGGCCTTTAGCTCATTTTTTGTAGGCAATTTTTCAATCTCTCTTCCCGCAGAAAGTATATATTCATGCAAGTCAAGCACATCATCTTCGCTAAACATATACTGAGACCAAGCTTTGCTTTCTGAGTTTCCAATTGGATATACTTTTTGAGGAGCCTTAATTTTGCCCTCTAAAATATAATCTTCTATGGTAACCTTATGCTTTCCAATCATTGTTGAAACTTGAGTCATAGTGTATGCATTTTGCATATACTTAATTACGTCAGCATTAGAATAAAGAACTCTAGATTTATCTTGATATGACCAAGCAATCATCTGATCCTTAACTCTAGAAGACTTTAAAACTTTGTGCAGTTTTCCGTTTAGGAAGAAATACCGAAAGCTTTTCTGTGGTCTGTTTCTCTTTTGTCTAACCATTTTCCAAAAGCACTCGTTTCCTTATTAATCATCCAACGCTTTCCACACAACAAGCAATAAACTTCCATGTGTAACTTCTGAGAGAATACTCTATCTACAAATACTCTCCCTCCACAATTTCTACATGTCATCATAGCGAGAAAAACTTTCCGTCAACTACACATGTATAGTTTGGCGAAACGTGAATCATCTGTACGTGAGGGTATTCTCCGTTCTCAATGTGAGCTATTGCAAAACCCTTTTGCCAATCGTGATGCTGTGTATATTTCATACCTGGACCTTTTTCATCACACATGTGTCCAATCTCATACCCACGAAGAGTTTCTCCCTCTCCGTTGTTTCTCAACTCATATGTCACCATGTGAGAAGCAATTCTATGGGAGTGCCCACGAATCAAAGAAACCTGCATGTCTTCCATATCTTTTCGAACTGAACCAGTTGCTGAAATTGAAATTCCATGGTGAACATGGATATCTCCAAACCTGCGCTTTGGCAAAGAGTCATAATAGATATAGTCGTATCCAAGAGAGTCTAGCGACCACAATGATTCTGGCGTTACTTCATTTAAATAATCTGGCAACTTTGCATCTACGTAATTAAAGATTCTTACGTCGTGATTTCCAAGAGCAGAGAAGAGCTGTGCATCTGGAAGCATCTCTCTAGTCTTGGCATAAAAATCTCTTGCGCCTTTTGCTTCATGGCGCATCATAGGAACAATGAGATCACGACTATCGTCCTTATGTAACTGCATAAACTCTGCTGAGCGGCCCTCGGTGTACTTGCTGTAGCATGCCTGATCATCTGTGTCTCCTAAATAGTCAACAACATCTGGCTTAAACCACTTCATTACCTTAAACCACAAAGCAATCATCTTATCGTCTTGATAAGGGAATTGCTGGTCGGATGATAACATCCACTTTAAATCATTACTCATTATATTCCTAACACGAAAAAAGTCACGAGTCCGTGACTTTGGTTATATTATTTTACTATTATTCGCTAGTTTGTCAAGCCCTATGAAGACTTTGCAATTGCAAAGTAGTGGACCTTTACACCAGATGGGGATGTGATTGCTTTGCCAGTGGCATTAGCAGATCTAGTTAATATTGCTGTACATCCGCTTGAGCTTGATCCACTTTTAAGGAAAACAATTATCTCTGAGTCTGTAGAGCTTGTTTCAACTGTTAGTTGGATTGATGCTGGAGCAGCAGTAAGTGGTGGGCTAAAAGAAATTGGAACCTCTTTAAATCCAGATGTAAGATTAAGACCAGGAACAGAAACTGTTCCCATAGTCATCTTTTGGGCAATTGCCTTATCTGCTAAAGTACCAAATTGTCCTGGCAAAGACAAAGCCTGTGAGTTAACTTTATTTACATACTCAACAAGTTTTCTTAATTCAGATGCACTAATTGGTGCGCCATCCTCAAAATTAAATGTGTCTGCCATTATACCTCCACGTCAGCAATTGCTTCCATTTGCTCCAATAGCTCCTGATTATATTCTGCAACTGCGTTAATCTTATCTTCTTTTTCTTGTACTAATGTTGTTATTTCTGCACGAAGCACTGCAATCTGTGTCTCATAATTTGAGACAATCTCGCCAATTCTTTGCTGTAGAGCAGCTATAACTAATTGAGACTTATCCATTTACTCCACCGATGTCAGGTCGTCTTTTTGTGAATCTAATACTGCTTTCTTTGCATTAAGATCTGATAGTCTAGAATTAAGTGAAGCTAGGTATCCAGAGTCTTTATCTGCAACAACATCGTATTCAAGAATATCTAGCTCTAAACCATAAATTGCATATTCAAGATTTTTGATATGTTGATTGAGAATATTAAGCTTATCCTCTGTTGTTAGTAGTGTTGTCATTTGTTTCCTCCTATTGTATTATAGCAAAATAACCTTATGGGGTCAATGCCTATTTTAAACTCCAGCGTTTGTACCGCTGACTTGTGTTACCCCAAGACCGTCTGTAGCAACTTTTCTAACCTTTAACCATCTAGGGTTTGAAGAAGCATTTGCAACCGTTAAAGTAAGCGTTTGCGCTGTAATTGTTGAACTAAATGCTCCAAATCCAGTATTTGGACCTGCCGAACTTATAGACCACTGATATCCCGTTGCCGTTCCATTGGTAACAGATCCAGTAGTCCAGTTCCAGGTTTTTGTAGACGTTGATCCGCTTCCTGAGTTTCCAACAAATGTCACGGTTGGGTTTGTAAAAGATACATTTTTTGCTGTCCATTTTGCATATAGAGTAATGTCATTTGGTGGAGTATAGGTAGCTGATGCTGAATAATTTGTGCCAGTTCCATCTGAAGCTGTATTCCAGCCTCCAAAATCACAGTTAGTTCTTGTAATTGCCGCTGCTAAAGTAACTGAGCCGCCTGCAGTTGATTGTGTAACAGAAGAAGGAGCGGTGCCTCCAGATCCATTTACGTTGAAAGTTACAGTATAAAAACTATCATTATTTGTGGTTGCTGACCCATAGTTTGATGAAGATGTTCCATCGGCATTAGTTGCTCTAACATGCATATAATATGTTGTATTTTTAGTTAAGCTACTAGTAGTTTTTGATGTTGTTGAGTTTGCTGTCCAACCAGAAGTTGGAGTAGTAGAAGAACTTGTAAGAGCGTATTCGTAGCCAGTGGGAGAATCATGTGTTGAGTCAGCAGATGGCGCAGTCCAACTCCAATCAATGCTTGTATTTGTTTTAGTTCCTGCTGTAATTGAAGTTGGCGGATTTGGTGGCTTAGAAGTTGTTGTGGTAAAGTCTTTGCTAGATGGTGTTACAGTTTCTAGACCTTCATAACTCATTGCTTTCATATAAACAGTATAAGTTGTTCCTTCTGAAAGTCCAGTAAGTGCAATTGGGCTGCTAGATGTTTCTGTCCAAGCACCACTTCCAATTTTATAATATCTCTTATAAGTTCCAATAGAGCCAGAAGTTTCGTTTGACCAAGGTATGCTGGCCGTTGTTTTTCCAACAGTTATTGTTCCAATTGTTGGTGCACCAGGTGCAGTACCAGTAGCATAAACATATACAGGGCTTGCAAGAGATCCTCCGTCTGAGTATGCTGCACTATTTATATCTGTTCCAACTCTTGATCTACCAGTTACACGATAAAAGAAATAATATCCAGCACTGTATGTCTCTGTTCTAGTTGGCTCATAAACATAAGGTGCAGCTGCAAGGCTTCTTAGGACGGTCCATGTTGTGCTAGCTGTTGGGTTTGTTGTTGGATGATAATCTCTTCCTTCAATTTGCATTTCATATCTGTCTGCACCACTAGACTGATTCCAGTTTATTACAACGCTTCTGTATCCACCAGATAGCGTTCCTGCAGTAGCACCTGTAATAGAAAAAGCACCAGCATTACTAGATGTTGTTGCTGATCCAGATGCATTTCCAGAGGAAAGATATCCGTCTTTATTTTCAGACCTCAAGTAAACTGTGTAAGATGTTCCAGTTGACAAACCAGTTATTGATATTGGATTGCTTGTTGTTGTAGATGACCAAGTTCCACCTGAACCAACTTTATATTGGACTCCAGACAAAAAGTTGCTTCCTGTACTTGTTGTATTTGTATAGGAAACGCTTAAACCAGTAGTTCCACTTGCAGAAACAGTAACTCCAGTAGGATCTGATGGGTCTGACCCAACAGCATACGTGTAGACATAGCTTGTTGAAGTTCCTCCATTTGCATAAGCTGCCACCGTTAAACTGTAGTCTGAACCCCTTGCTCTCATTGTTACTCTATAATATTTATAATAAGGAACATTAGAAAATGTGACAGATCCAGTGCCATAGTCAAAGTAAGGGGATCCGTTTAAGCTCCATGTTCTTGATACACCATCTCCATTATTAAAAGTTAATATGCTAAATGTAGAGTTGTCTGTACTTCCTTCAACTTGAATTTCATATTTAACTGAGTTTGCTGATTGGCCCCAATTTATAACAAGCTGTCTTACTCCACCATCAGTGGATGGTTTAGTTTTTGAAACAGATGTAACATTAAATGCACCAGGATTGCTTGGGGCATCAAAAAAGTTTTGATACGCTGTTCCAGCTTGATTTAAAGTATTATAAGGTGTTACGGTTACGTAATACCTTGTTCCTCCAGTTAAGCTTCCAACGGTTAAAGGATTTGATGTTGCCGAATTTCCAGATGTAAAAAGTGAGCCAGAATAACTTCCAGTTCTAACTTCATAGTTATAATACGAGTATCCATTTAAACCATTAAAAGATATTGATATACCAGTAGAATTAACAGACGCTGAAGTAACAGAAAGCATATTTGTTTCATATTGATTGGTTTGAGTCAAAATGCTGTGGTACCCATCATCTGCGGTTCCAGAATCTCTTGTATGGGTTATAAAATTAAGTGGTGGAATTTGAGCTTGCGTCTGACCAAAGCTTCCCACTGATCCATTTAAATAAATTCTATAAGTAGTATTTGTTGATATAACATATGGTCCTGGAAGACCAGACATTTGTGAGTCTCCACTATACAAACCTATGCCAACTACAGTAGATGGCACTGAAGACCCTTTGTTACATATTAAAACATCTGCATAGCCAGGATTTTGACTATCAAATTTTACCTGATATCTTAAAGCGTATGCTGCAACTCCTACGTTTTGATATTGATATCCAGAAAATTGAATATAATAATATCTTCCATCAGAATAGTATCCAGTTGTTGTTTCTGATAAATCTAAAGGATACACTGCAATTGATCTTCCAGAACTAGGGTAAACAGTTGATGAGCCATTATCTAAACCAATTTGACCATTTGTATTTGGATACAAATAATTGCCAAATGCAAAAGAATATGAGTTTGGAACATTGAATGTAACCTCTGAAGAATATGCGTATATATTTTCCGCATTTCTTGTTTTAACTCTAAATGTTTGATTTCCAGTTGGAACCAAAAAATCTTCATAAATATACTGTGGCGCATCAACCAATGTTTTTAAATCAATCCAGTTGCTTCCAGATTTATATTGAAGAATATAGTCAATAGTGTAACTTGCTGGTGCCCACGTTGCTCTTATATAAGCATATGAACTGCTATATGCAGAAGAAAACGAAATTGATGGAGTGCCTGATGCGGTTGGATTTTGATATATTGGCCCTATAACATTTGAATAATATGTGTCTGACTGTGTTCCAGCTCCATCTGCAATAGAATAAAATCTTAAATATTTACCAACCAAGCTTACTTCTGAAGAACCATTCCAAATTGTTGAAGGTATGTATAAATCATGATTTAAATTTTCATAATTTTCGTTGCCATAATAATTTGTGTAAATATAGGAATAGCTAATTGGGCTAAAATACCTTGTTTGGAATGTGCTCCATTGAAGATCTGGAGTTGTTGCAGAAGAAGCGTATTGAAATCCCCAATAAACTTTTGTTGGGGTTACGTTATACGTTCCAGTATTTCCACGCAGCAAATAGCTTACAGTTTGATAGCCATCAACTTTTGAAAGAGATGGCATAGTAACAATTGTTGGTTTTGCCGATACCGAACTTCCAGTAACATATTGGTCTACAACTGGAGAACCATACATTGGAGACTTTGTAAAAGAGTTTGATGCATATGTTTTTATATATATGTAATACCCTACATCGGCTGGTTGAGGAACATATTCATCGTATCCAGAATATTCTGTTGTGTCGTCATACTCATTTACAGAATAAATAAACTCTGTAGACTGAACTAAATTGCTTTTATCTGATTGTGGATAACCCCTATACCACTCTATTACAGAATCTACCTTATCTATAGACCTATAATACTCATTCTTATAAGAATAATTAAATTTAATTGGTGTTCCAGTTTGTGTAAGACTAGATGTTACACCATTTGTAGACCATCCGCCGCTTCCAAAATATCTAGATGGAGCATTCTTATGCAAAAATACTGGCAAGCTGTTTGCCGTTCCAACTTTTCCATATGTATTAGTATAAACTGCTCTAAAAAATATATACAGTCCGTCATAGTAATCATCAAGTTCTGAAGATATAGAATAAAATGTATCTGTTGTTTCTTTTATCATCCACGCATCTTGACCATTTGCAAACTCTGAAACCCACCACTGATATTTTTGAGATGTAAATGGACCATTTCTCCAAGAAGCGGGGTTCTCTCTTCCATAAAGCTTTATGCCAACCCTGGATTCTCCAGTAGGTTCAAAGTAGCTTATAGAAGATGAAGATACGACTGTTCCAGTATATGAATCTAACCTGATTGTTGGAACTTCTGTTGAGTATGGAGCATTACTGGTAGTGTCAAAAATCTTTTTCCAAACACTGCCAGTTTTTATGTAGGCTTTTTTAATGGATGACCAGGCGGGGCCTGTTTTGATATACATCCGTTTTATTTTTTGCCAGGAACTTCCTGTCTTTATGTATGATTTACCAGCCATAATTAATCCGATGTACTAAATATAATGTCTCCAGATTGACCAATCCATGAGTAGCCAGTGCCGCCGTAACCAGTCAAAATGTTTGCCTCTGTATTCTTAGATCTGAAGAAAGCTCTTCCTCTGCTAAGTGTACCATTAGAACTAATGTTTAGGGTAGTAGGAATATCAGAATAACTATAATTATAGTGTGGAGTTGATCCAAGGCCATAAATTTTTATTCCGCCAGTTCTATTTGTATATAGAGATATCACTCCACTATTAAAGTTAATATAAGAATTATATGTTCCGTCTGTAGCTCCAAATTTTGCAAGTCCGCCACTTGATGAAGACATCATCATATATGGGCCATCTGTACCGTTTGAACCACTTTTAATTATTCCTATTGTTTCTGACTTTAACAGTGTTACTGAAGTATTGTCAACATTAGCAATTGTTGTATTAGTATCAGATTCATTATCTTCAGATGCTCCAGAAGTTCCATCCCAGTTAAAAGAAGAATATGAGGAACTAAATCCAGTTCCAGCCATTGCTCTAATTTCAAATGAGTTTGTGTGCTGCTTATTAAATATAAGTGAGGCTGATGTGGTATCTGCATTAAACGCCAATGATCCTCCGCCAAATATAAACTCTCCAGTATTTAAATTAATTTGGCTTACTGGATATGAAGTACCATCAATTGTAATATTTTGAGTTGATTTAATTATTCCAGTAGATATTCTACCGCCATCAATTTTTGTGTAGTCTCCATACAAAAGTGTGTCAAGTCCATCATAAAAATCTACTAAACCTTGAAGAGTCTTGCTTTTAGCAGTAAGAGCAGAAGTAAGAGTTACAATTCCGCCAACATTTGTTTTCACATCTTCTAGATCATCATAAGTTTTTCCACTAGTAATTGTTATTGCGCCCTTAATATTTAGCGTAGAACCGTTCCACTGAAAATAATGATTTGTCCCTAGGTCTGTTCCAAGTGTCAGTGTTCCAGAAGGTGTAAGCTGAAAATTACCAGTTGCGCTAGAACTACTCTTATGAATGATTCCATTTGTTCCATCAATCTCAATATGTGAACCACTTAAGGTTCCAGTAGAAAGTCTTCCATTTGTACTGTCTAATTGAAAGGTGTTATTATTTGCCTGAAGAGATGTTTCATCAATTGTAAATCCGCCAATAGCTCCAGCAACTGCTCTAAGAACTCCACTAGAACTTACGCTAAACGGATACTTGTTGTTGGATATGGTTCCAACATTTAAAGCACCTTTAAATGTTCCAGTTGCACCAGTTAGCTCTCCACCAAACTTAACATTCCCAGCAAGGTCTGCGCTAAAAGCTTCTGTTGTTCCGTCTGACTTATAAATTCTAAATCCAGGATCTACGCCATTATATGTTGTTGTAAGTCCGCTAAGAGTTACTCTTGCACCGCCTGGCGTTCCTGCCAACAAATAGGTTGTAAAGTTTCCGTTTCCAGCAACAAGGTTTTCAATAGAAATAATTCCGTTTGCAAGATCGACAACATTTGCTTTTATTGGCCTAACACCAATAGCATTAATTCTTGTCCATCTTGTTACATTAGAACTATCTTTATATAAAGTGCCATCTGTATTAGATGCAATGTAATAAAAATAAGTATCAAAATCATATCCTACATATGCGCTTAAACCTATATTTGCCGCATTAAAAGAGTTATTGACAGAAAGCTGTGCAACTGGTGCACCTGGTTCTGTTGTAACGGATGGACCCAAATTTGTTGTAGACGCATTAATGATAATAGATTTAAATCCTGCAAATGACTGGTCTGAATAAGATCCATCCCAAGTAGCTCTAACACCAAATGCTACTGGGGTTACAGCTAAACCGCTTGGCAATGTTGGTTTTTGTACAACTGTTCCTACGCCTTGAACTGTAACTGTAGAGGTTGAGCTAAATAAAGATGTTGTTGTTCCATCTGGTCTAACAGCTTTTAGTTTAACAATGTAATCTCCTGCTGGAGCTGTAATTGTTTTTGTTCCAGGAGAACTAAATGAATCTGCAGGCTTTGATCCATCAAACGGGGCACCACTGATATAGATATCAACTCTTGAAATATCTTGTATGGTTCCGCCACTACTGTCTAGTCCAGAATAACTAACCGCTATATATCCTGGACCACCTAGTGCTGTCATTGCTGGCTGACCAGGTGCTGTAATTTGAGAAGTTAAAACCTCTCTGTTTGCAGACCAGCCACTTTTTGTACCATCGGCAAACAGCCATTGAAATTGGATACCGTAAAGTTGACTTGGTTTTAATCCTGGGATCTTTACATCCCAATAGTTTTTATCTGACGGATCTGGTGTTCCGCTAAAACTTAGATCCGCTGGGACTGTTACATCTGCCATCAGAAATTAAGCCCCATTCTATATTCAATATCTGCTGGTCTTCCAGCCTTCTTTTCTAAAGTTGATGTTAAAACAGAACGTGCAATTAGTCCAAATCTTGGGTCAAATGTATCTTCATCATTAATTCTCAATCCATCTAAGTAAACAGTTGTGGCTCCAGTGCTCTTAGCAGTTACTTCTATTCCAACCTTTGTGATTGATGTTAAGTCTGGAGTTCCATAGGTTGCAAGAGACCCTACGCTAACACTCTTTATGTTTTCCCCAATGGTTGTGAGACCATTTAAAGTTGCATATAAGTAGCTTGTGTCTGAACTATAAAATTTAATTTTAATCGATGAAACATTTGTGTCTGCCTGATTAAATGCCAAAGTAACTGTATCATTTGTACTATATCCAGACATATTAAATGAGTCATATTTTGATTTGTATTCTTTGCTTGAAGAGGATGGCGCCTGTACCTTAAACATTGTTGCACCAATTCTTGGAGAAGGTGTGCTTACAATTTCTGGATTAATTTCATTTTCATCTACCCAAACTAAATTATTCTCAAAGTCTGAAATAAATTTGCTATCAAAGTTATTTATAGAATCTCTTGATGAAGGGTAAAGACCAATTTCAGTAATTTTTCCAGCAACATCTTGTGGCAGAGTTGTTTTATAAACTACTGCATACGTACTGTCTCCATTTTCATCTGTTTGAATATCAATAGTTCCTAGTGTTACTGGAAGTCTATAGAATTCAAAACCAAGCCTTGTATCGTTTCCGCTTGTATTTGCAGCAGTTGAATCAATGCCTACTGCAAGGTCTTGTGCGGGAAATCTTACATTGCCAGCCAAGTATTGTGCTAAAAATCTTTTTCCAAATTTAGTTATCATTGTTTTGGCACCAGCGCATTCAGTCCTACGACTTGTCTTCCAGTTGAATTATGCACTCTGAATGTTACATTAATTCTTGGTGGGGTAACGCTGAAATCAACCTCCTGGCTTTTTATTTGTATATCTGAAAGATCTGGCGGAAAACCAACTACAGTAATAGTGTAATCTGATTTTTCTGTATCTGGTTTATCCCATGGATTAGGTGGAGGATCTCCTGGACCTGGGTCTGGCCCTGGGCCTGGCCCTGGGTTACCGCTGCTTCCACCAAGCGACTCACCACTACCCCAGTATGAATCTCCGCCATAATTTTTTAATTTTCCTGAACCAACTATTCTAACAAATAGTGGATCAAGATCTACTAATTCTGGGGAGCCTTCAACAAGGAATATCGGAGCATTTTTTCCGACTTCATTACTGGAGATATTTTCTTTGGCCATTTTTTTATTATACCATTTATGAGCTATAAATAGATCTAGCTGTCAATTCGGTACTTAATCCTTCCCCCCATGATTGAGTTACATTAGTTACTACAAATTTTTGAGTTCCGTCTAACCCATTAAATGGATAATTTACAGACACCACATCTCCAATTGAAATAAGTGGGTTTGCAAAAGTTCTAATTTTTATTACACTTTGCTTATTTTTCCACTGATTTGTAATCCAATCATAAAGATTTTTAGCATCATCTATTTTTTGAATCCATTGAGAGTCAAAAGAAACTGGCTCAACTGGTGAGTATGGATCTGATGTTTCTTCTGTATATGTAAGTGGGCTAGACTGGACAACACTGTTTCCAATAATTGCAAATGAAGTGCCAGCAGAATCATCTAGTGGAACATAAGTTCCAGAATTATTTAAAACATACATCTCTCCAGTAAATGTTGAAAGGTTTGAAGCAATAACAGATACAGCTTGATTTACCCCAGTTGTTGCATATTTAGGGTAAGCTGGAGTTGCATCATATCTTACCTTTACAGTTCTTATCTCTCTTGCAACTGGACCAAACTCTTCTATATAGCCTTTATCTGTTTGTTCAACCTTTCCAATTCCAGTGACAAAAAGATCTCCATATGAATTTGTTACAGCAGTATTTGCAAACTGTCTTTTATAAACATTAAATAACTCTGCATTATCATACTGATCTTTTGTAATTGGAATTGCATAGGCATAATCAAAAGAAGCTGAACCTTGTCTTGCATAGATTCCAATTATTCCAGTTGTAGGCAGCTTGGCTATAGTAGAAGTGGTTCCCGCTGCCGTATATTTTGTACCACTATCTGATGCTGTAATTTTAAATCCATTAACATAGCCAACAAACTCAACTTTGTTTGTAGACACTTTTACATAAACGTCTATCTTATATGCAGATCCGCCATACACTGCAGTTAACTTCTGAGCATCTTTTACTCCCTGAGAGTCTTCTAATTGAGTTATGTTACCCTTATATACCTTTAAGAACTTAAATTCATTACCGCCTTGCGCTGCTGCAGTAGATGTAGTTCTAATTTGAACGTAATATCCAGTTGCTCCAGCTCCGCTAATAAAGAATCCCAACCCAGCATTTTGTTTTAAATCCTCAAGCGTGGGTTTAAAAAACATTGTTGTTCCAAAAGCATAATACTGGCTTTCTGTTGAGATTTGTGTTGCCTTTGAAATAATTGAAACAGTGCTATCTGATTGATCAGTATTTACTGTTAGCAAGGACCTTTCTACTGTGAAGGCTTTATCTATTTCATAAGAAGCAATTTCTTCAACTCCATCATATGATGCTGAAGAAGTATCAGCTACTCCATATGAACCAGTAGAACTATATCCTGCGTAACCGCCATCTAGTACATCCCATGCTACTCCCATTATTTCCACACCGCCCCTGATTTTCCTACCCAGCCAGCAGCTTCCTGCTTGGCATTTACATAGTGATTTGCAACAGTTGTTCCAAATGCACCTCTTGTTTTTACTCTGTATCTTCCAGTTGGAATAAATGTTGTTGAAAACTTTGGACCATTTTGTATAATTGTTGCCTTGCCACGATATTTTAACAAGTCTGATTCTCCAGCAACATCTATTGTTGCTGGAAGTCCAGTTGAGATATCAGTATACTGATATTCAATTGCATCGTACTCAATAATTTCTGAATCTAAAAGAAAATGTCCAGCAAAACTATAAACAGTTTGTTCTTCTGAAAGAGTGTTTAATGTTATTGGTTTAATTGTCATGTATACTTTTGTTCCAGTAGATGGAACTTCTGAATCCAATAAATTTTCTGTAAGAGCAGCAGCAGCAAGCCAAGATGTTCCAGATGACCATAGTGGTGCACTGCTTTGCTCATAAGAAGATGTTACTGTGCTATAGTAAACAACCTTTACCTGATTTGCCGATGGAAGATCCATTTTGTTAAAAGACTCAATATTTGGCTGCTCTAAAATATTTCCCTGTCCATCTTTTAGAGCATCATATCTAAATGTCCAAGCTGAATCTGATGTTCCAAACAAATATTCTCTTGTATAAAATTGAAGTGTTCCAAACTCATCTACAAATGCACTCATCTGAGAATCTCTGCAAAGTGACTGTAAGTTCTCCCAAACAGTGCCTGTGCTATCTGACCACCAGTAGTTTGGTGAAATAATAGAGTTGTCATTTTCCTTATATTTAAATGCATAGTTAGTAAATCCAACTGAGTCTAGCAGCCTTCTGATAATTGCAATTGATGAATAACCTTCACATAATAGGTCTGGGGCTAATGTGTCCTGAAGTGTTTTTGCTGCATCTAAAAGGTCTAGCGTTGCATCTCCAAATTCAGAAATTGACCACTGGTCTAAATAAAATACTCCCTGTTGGATCTTATAGTATTTACCACGAGTATCCTGAGATTCTCCGCCTGCATCATATAGCTTCATAAATAAATTAACTTCAGCATTCTTATATAAATAAATATTTGATGTATCTATTACATCTGATTTAGAATAAGATTTAAATGAAATTGTTGACCCTGAAACAGCATTCTTATAATTATTTAAGTTTAATGTAAGAGAATTTGCAGTAATGTTTCCAACTGGCACAAGGGCTTCTGTGCTTGCAGAAGATTCTTTTCTTAGATCAAAGTCTACTACATACTGAGATATATCTGTTACATAGTGTGGTGCTAGTTCAATTACTCCAATATATCCGCCTGGATTTGCAGCCGTCATAGCCAAAGTAGTAAATGATTTAAATGCTGATAGATTTAGGTCTGAAGCATTCTTTGACCATGTTGTTCCATTGTAGTATATTGAAACTGTTCCTGCGTCATTTCCAGTGCTTGTAAAGCTTTTAATGTCTGCAGCAGTGCCAGATACTGTTGTCCCGCCAATATTAATTGTCCAGGCAGAAGGTGTTGCATGGCTTATCTCAAACTTAAGAGTTACCTTATTTGCGTAAACTGTTTTAGGGTATGTTATGGAAACTGAAGCTGGAGTATCAATTGGCGTTAGCCAATATTTGTAGTATACAGAATTGCCTGGATAATAAGTTCTGTATTTAACAACATTTGCAGATTGTGCTGAAGGCTTATAATCAACTGCCTTTGGGTCAGCATATGTCTTAGTCTGAACATCTCCAGAAATTCCATATTTAATTCCTGCAAGCTGGGGTCTTGAAGGCTTAATAATTGTATCTAGTGGGAATAGTTTTTTAAATGGCTGACGTCCATTAATTGTTTGATACTCAGTTCCAGTAATTGATGTAGGTGTAAAAGAAACCATAGAATTAACATTAATATCCATTGTGACGCCAACGTCCATGGATATAGATGTATTTTTATTTAGTAGGTCTTTTACGCCTTGAGCAACTGGAATCATTATACCTCTTCCAGTGCAATATTAACATCCCAAAATTCTTGTGCAGCATCAGATGTTTTTGCCTTAACATTTCTTTTTACAATAGTAAAATTGGCAGTTGTAAAAGAAACTGTAAACTCTTCAGTTCTTGCTGCACTATATGCAATCTTAATCTTAAATGCTCCTTGGCCTTTTGCGCTGTGATAAAAAGACCTAATGTCTTCTGCGCCCCATCCACCATCTACAGTCATTGTACTATATGATGGTAGCATTGACCATGCTGTATTAAAATTCTTTTTATCCGCTATAAATATTTTTCTCAGGGTTCCGTTGGACATTCTTTGAACCTTTTCAAATCTTTCTGTGTCAACAGCAATTGCAGCTCTATTATGTTCAGTTACCTTCTGCCATGTAGCAGCGCCTGATGTTGAATTATCAATAAATAATACTGATCCTTGTGGAAGATATATTGCACCCATTAAAAGTTCCTCTGTTTTCCAGACATTGAGATTTGTCTATTTTGTTCTACCATTAGAGCCTGTGCAATTTCTTGTCCAGTCAAATTAGTTCCATTTACTGTAATATCGTTATTAATTACTACGCTTGTTCCAATAGCATTTCCAGCCATTCCGCCATCATGGAATCTAACTCTTCCTCCTGCTGCATATCTGTTTACATTTCCGTAAGATGAAATCATTCCGCCAGAAGCATATCTCATTGAGTTAATTGCCTCCATTGTTCCAACTCCATACTTTTGAACTGCAGAAGCCTTTACAACAAACTCTCCGTTTGAAAGCATTGCTGGAATTGAATCAGATGTAGATGTTCCTGCGCCGTAAATCATTCCGCCATCAGCAGCAACTACCTTTGGACCAGCAACAATATCTGTTGCACTCTTAACCCTATATGATCTTCCATCATAGTTAAAGTATTGTCCAGCCTTTAATCCATAGTCTTTTACAATTGCTTGCTTTGATGGATCGTCAAGGTATCCCTTCTTTGGATCATTTTTATATTTTGCGCTGTATCCAATATCAACAGCATCATTTCTAGACTTTGCTCCGCCAGCAGCAATCTTAAAATCAACAACTGCTTTTTGGAAATCGGTTACAGAGCCACTAAATACTCCAGTTGCTTTTGCATTTTCTAAATTCTTATCGGCCAACTGCTTTATTACAGAAGAATAATCTGTTGGCTTTGTTGATAATGTTGACCCATTGTAAGCAACTGTAGTTGGCATAGCAATAGCATTTGCTGCGGCAACCCCAGCTTTGCCTAATTTTCTAAGTGCATCTAATTGATCTCTAAGTTGATATCCGTATGCTTCAATCTTATCCTTGTCATTTGTGAGTCCAGCATTTGTAATAAGGGTACCAATTGTTGACTGAATTGATTTAATTGTTGAATCTCTTTCGGCTGCAATAGATGCCTTCTCTGCCGCTGCTGCTGCCGCTTTTTGAGCTGCAGCAAGCGATGCTTCTAGTCCAGCTTTTTTGTTCTGAAGAGCCTCTGTATCTTTATTGGCCTTGTCTTCAATTGAAGCTTGTGCAAGCTTTGTCTGGTGTTGTCCAGTAAGTCTTTGAATTTCAATTTGTGCTGTAGCAGCTTCATTCATGTTACCAGTTGCTAAAGCATTTTGATATCTGAGTTGCTGCTCTTGTATTGCAAGTCCTACGTCTGCAGCCTCTTGTTGTTCTTGAAGAGCCTTCTTTCTTGCGTCCGCTTCTTTTTTAATTGCAGCAATCTTCTTGTCAATTAAATCTGCTTCTTTTGAAATATCTCTTTGTGCGGCTTTAGATGCAGCAGCAGCTTGTGCTGCGGCATTCTTTGAAGCTTTTGCTGCTTCTGCACCAAGTCCTGCAAGTCCTGCAAGAGGGTTATTTTTTAATCCTGTATCTGTTGTCATTGAACTTGCACTCTTTGACAAAGCATTTTGTACTGCTAGCATTGCTTGAGCTTGAGATCCACTAATCTTAGAAAGGTCGTCAGCCACTCCAGATGTATACAGCTTAATCTTTGCATAGGCATCTGCTGTTGAATCTGTTGCGGAAAGAATTCCCTTAAGCTCTGGCTTCTGCTTAAGAATAAGACCTAAATTATATTCGCCAAGCTTTTTATTTGTTGATGCAGATCCATTTAGTTTATCCATTGTCATCTTTAATGCTTCTGTTTCTGTGATGATTTTACCAGTCTCATCTTTTGAACCAACTAAGCTATTATAGTAAGCATCAATTGCATCCATTGATCCTTCAAATGCTGCTGCTAACTCATTTCCATTTACGCCATATACGCCCATGGCTTTATTGAATGTGTTTACAGAAACTGTTGCTGCTGAAACTTTATCCTTAATTTCCATAAATGGCTTGGAAGAAATTGCAGCAACTGCTTGAGACGCCTTATTAGATTGAGTGATAATTGCAAATATCATCTTGGCAGCCTTGTCTGCAGCCATTCCACCTGCTACCAACTGCGCTTTCATTGCAGCTGCATTATCAACAACATCGCTTCTATCCATAGCATCAAATAACTTAATTACGTCTGGCTGTGACTTCTTTGCTTGAGCTTGCATATCTTTAAGCTCTTTAATTGTCATAGTCAATCCGCCAGTTCCGCCTGCTACTCTATTTGTTTCTAGAACAGCTTGAAGAATTTGTCTTTGTCTTTCAGCATCCTTTTGTGCACTCTTTATTTTTGCACCAAGGCTTGTGTACTTTATACCTAGTTGTCCAGCAATTTTTTCATTTGCCTTAAATGATTGTGCTGCGGCATCAGATTGAGCTTTAGCTGTTTTCCACATGTTAAATAATTTAAGTCCAAGCATTGCAACACCAGTTGCGGCTAGACCCCATGGAGTAATTCTAAGAGCCATGCTCATCATCTTAAGTGTATTTACAAAACCTGCGCCTGTTTTAATTCCCATCGCTAGAGCTTTTGATACTCCCATAATTCTTGAAAGGACTGCTGGGCCAATTAAAGATCCAACAATTTCTCCTCCAGGAACACCAGTCATTCTTCCAATTGCTCCGCCTGCAAGTGAGCCACCAATATTCCCAGCCATGCCCATAGGTTTGTAATATGGATTTGCAGCAAGCTTTGCTTCCCTTGCTGCCTTCATTGCTCTAACCTTATCTCCAATTGCAGTAATTCCAGTCGCAAAACCTGGGATCTTACCGCCTGCATTCATAAACGCAATTGCACCTTCGTTACCAGCTGTTGCTGTTTTTGTAACAACAGATTCTCCTGGCTCAAGAAGTGCTGGGATTGTGTCTCCTCCGCCGTAACCAGGAAGTCTTGTTACTCCTGATTGGAAAGGCATTGGCTCCATTCCACGGTTTCTTGTATGTGCATCATAGCCAAATACATCTCTGACTGGTCTCATGCTTGGCATAAATCCAGATCTTAGTGCTCTAGTAGAAGCGTTGTTCATCATCTTACCAAACACTGCTTCTGTTATTGGGCCAGTATGATTTGCAACCTTATTATTCAAAACTTGAGCTGCTCTATTTGCAATTGCCATTGCTTGAGCTGGCCTAATGCCTCTATCTTTTAAGAACAACAATAAGCTGACCATATCTTCACCAGTTACTGGTCTCCATGACGCTGCTGTTGCAGCTCCCTTTGTTAGTCCTGTATTAAATGCACCAGTATTCTTTACAAAAGTAGTTGGAAGTAATTGCAATTGATCATTATGTGCAAGAGTTTTTGGATCCATTTTAAGATTAAAATCTGAGTATTGATCTCTATTTGCAACAGGGCCTGAGCCAGACTTTGTAAGACCCTTAGTTCTTGCAAGGAATGCTGGGTTCATTCCATGAATAAGAACATCGTCTCCTTGTGTAGGCGTGATACCATAATCCATATAGTCTTGCTTTTTATAGATTCCAGAACCTCTTTTATAAAGTTCTCCAAACGTTACTCCAGCATCTTCTTCTCCGCCTACTCTTGTTGATCTAGAACCAACCTTTCTTAGTCCGCCAATCTTTGAAGATCTTTCTGAGTATTCTCTTAACAGTTTTGCAGCAGCTGCTGCCTTTCTCATATCTGTAAACTTAGGCAAGAATTTGCCTAGAGCTGTTACACCAGTTGCAAATTTAATTCTTCTTACAGATGTTCCAACTGCTTTAGCTATCTTACTTGTAATTGATCCAGCTCTTCCTGCGCCTGAGCGAAGAGTTGAACGCATATTGTAATCTGTATTCTTGTCAATTGCTGTACCAGTTGCAATTGTTGTTCCTGTTCCAGGAACCATTGTCATTCTATCTACAGGTACACCTGAAGCAATCGACAAAGCATTCATTCTTTCAATCATCTTTGCATTAATTGCTGTAAGAGCTGCTTGCGATCTTTCTACTGAAAGGATTCCAGCTTCCGCAGCTGCCGCTACACGAGCACTTGATGCTGCAGCTGTTGAAGTAATTGCTTCCATTTTTGGAAGAATATGACTAAAGTCTGCCATAAATTCTGCTGGAAGCTTACCAGTTGAATCAATAATTCTTTCAACTGCTGCCATTTCTTCTTTTGAACGCATTGCCATTACGGTCATTTGGGTATGCCATCTAGCTGCCTCTGTTGCATTAATTGCTGTGCTTGCGCCATTAATTGTTGTGAGTCCAGGAACATTTGGAACATTTGATCCTGGCATAGCCATCATTTGTGGATTCTGGCCAATCTTTTTATTTGTTGAAGGGTCTAGAGGAACTGAAGTATGGAATGTTTGAGCAAGTCTTGCCTCTTCAGACAATTTAGACTGTGGATTGTAGTGTGCAAAATCATAGGATCCAATTCCCACTCCTTCTGCAGCGCCTGCAATAATTGGCTTAGCTGTAACAGTTCCATTTCTAGATAGTGTTGCAATTTGCTGCATCTCTAAACGCATTCCGCTTAGCGCTGTTGTTAAAACTTTTGCTGCGGCTGCATCAGAATAAAATGTTTTTTCTACTAAAGTACCAGCTTCGCTAGCTGCCTTCATTTCTGGAGTAAGTAATTTAAATCCTTCTGCATGGCTAAAGAATGCTCTAATGCCAGCAAAGCCCTTCATTACATAACCCAGGAAGTTAGCAAACACACCAGTCAACATAATAATTGGACCAGCTACTGCTGTAAGTCCGCCAAGCAATGTAACCATTTTTTTAATCGGGTCTGGCATCTTATTAAATGCATTTACAATTCCATCTGCAAAGTTCAAAAGCTTTGTTGCAATTCCAAGGAACTGCTCACCCACTGTTGCAAGGTCTGCCTTTAATGACTCTAGAGCTCTCTTATACTTACCAGAGGCAGACTCTGTTGTTTGAGCTAATTCTCGACCAGCTACCTGAGCAAGTTCGTCCGTGCTTGCCTTCATCAAATCTAATACCTGTAATGTTTGACTTCCCTTTTTACCCAGGTTGTCAAACAATGCACCCATACGAGCAAACTGATACTTACCAAATAAAGTTTCAATTGCCTGTTGCTTTTGCAATGGATTTAATTTTTCCATTGCTTTCTGAAGCTCTATGATTGTGCCTGTAATATTTCCAGCATTGCTTTCTACAATACTTTGCAGACTAATACCAAATCCAGCAAACTGTTCTTTTGCAACCTTTGTTGGATTAATAAGAGAACCAAGCGCTGACTTTAATCCGTTAGCTGCTGATGCTGCATCTACTCCGCCTTCTTTCATTGCAACCATCATTAAAGCTAAGTCTTCTACTCCGCCGCCCAGACCCTTTACAACGGTACCAGCTCTAGGAATTGCTTCAACTAAATCTTGGAGGGTTGTTGATGTTTGGTTTTCTACTGCGTTAAGGAAGTTAATTGATTTTGCAAGTCCTTCTGTGTCTTGCTTAAATGCATTTTGAATTGCAAGTGTTGCCTTCATTGCTTCTTGCTTATCAACTTCACCAAGAACAGATAGTCTCGTTGTTTCACGAATTGACCCTAGGAGATCATTTCCTTGCTTACCTGTTGCAGCAATATCTGCAGCTAAAGATAAGGTATCTTTAAAAGAAACTCCATAGGCTGCAGAAAGTTCTTTTGCTGTTGCAATTGCATCTGCTCTAACCTTGCTAAGTTCTGCATCTGAAGTTTTTGAAAGTCCGCCATAAACCTTTGTAAGTCTTACTAATTCTTGATCTGCTTCTCTAAAAGCTTTTGAAGCTGCAGCACCAAACGCAGCCATTGGAACTGTTAATCCAACTGTTAGCTGACGTCCTGCCCACTGTGTATTCTTACCCCAGTTAATTAATTGATTTGAACCTTCTTGCATAACCTTATTAAGGATAGACATTTCTGTTCTTGCAATTTTTGTTTTATTAGCAAGCTCATTTATACCTGTAGGGACATGAACATTGAACTGCATTTGTCCTTGCTGGTTTCTTCCCATTGGCTGGACAATTGCATTCTGAAGTGCTGTTTGCTGTTTTGCAAGATCACGGATCATACCACCAGCCTGGCGATGGTATTGCTGCCAGTGCTGATAGTAATCTCTTAATTTTAATTTGCCTTGATCTAAGGCTTTACCAAACTTTTCAGTATCACTTGCTAGTGTTACAAAGTGGGTATTGAATTGATTGCTTTTTCTAAGTATGTCTGAGAAAGCATTGTTTGTTGCTGCTATCTGTTGAGTAAGCGCAACATTTGAAGATCCAAGTTTTTGCTGTAAAAGTGTGAGCTGTGATACTGCTTTATGTATCTGACTTATTAAGCCAGAGAAATCAGCATTAGCGGTTATATTAGTATTAATATTTTCTGACACTTATTACTCCTCGGTATACCCCAGTCCTTGATTTATACCGAAACCTTTTGTTGCAGCGGCTTGACCACGAAGTCCGATGATATCGTTTTGCAGTCCGTTGATTCCTTGTGCTCTCATCTGAATCTCTTCAAAAGTTGGGTGTTCACTTTCTTCCTCAACCGTTGCATCCTCCCCTAGATTTATTCCTTGCAGTGAAGCTTGGAACTTTCTATCTTCATCTTCCTTTTTACTTATACCTTTTAATAATTGTACAAGCTCTGGCATTGAAAGACTATCTTCTAACTCTTCAAAGTTTTTCCATTTACCAATTAGAAAAACTTGCGCTTCTAAGGCGGCTAGATCTAGTTCTGACCAGCCAGAACTGCTGCCGCCAGAAGATTTGGGTCGTCCATCTTCATTCCGCCACATACTTCAAGAATACGATTGATTGTTGGCACGTCCAACGCATCTTCAAATGCATCCTTGTCTGCGACAAGCTCTGGCAATTGCTTTTCTAGTGCGACACCACATGCTTCAATAAGAATGTTTAGAGTATCGTCTTCGCCTGTAACTTCTGCTGTCTTCTGAATGACAGTCATGAACTTTCTAAGTTCCTTAATTGTGAGCGGCTTGAGCTTCACCTTTGCGCCATTTTGTAGTTCAATTTCTTGTACATCGTACACTGTTGTTGCCAATTTATCCTCCTAGGATCGTCCTTATCATTATAGCAAAAATACCTGCATAAGCAAATAACAAACCCCCATTTCTGGGGGTCTGCTCTCAATATTAAATTGTTATTTAATTGTAATTACGCTTCAATCAAACGGTCAATAATCTTGCCGTATTCTGCCCCTGCGTATGCTGCATCAGGAAGAAGACGGAAGGTTACTGGAAATACTGTTGGGTTGTTACGTGCTAGTGTGAATTGTGATTGCTGTACAGAAAGTACACGACGTGCATAATATACACGCTCACGCTTCTTATTAGCTGCTGAACGTGGTGCAAGACCGACAGCGATTAGCTGACGTTCTGTAGGCTCCTGTCCAAGAGCTCCTGCTTCCAATCCGAGTGCGTCGTTTGAAAGAGTTGATGCTCCCTGACCAAATACCTTGAGAACGTTCTCAAGTGTTGCTTCAGTGAATTCAGTTGCAAGCATAACTTCCATAGACTCCTTGAACAACTTTGCTGTGTCAAGAAGCTGATCTACTGTTACTGAACCGTATGTTGGGTTGTAAGTAATCTGAAGACCGTTATTTGTGTAACCAACGTTTGCATAAGATGTACCTAGTGCACCCTTAAGTTCACGGGTGTCTGCGTCGTAAATTGATGTGTTAGCTGTTACGTTTGATCCTTCTGGAAGAACAGTTGCGTAAGATGATTCTGTTGAATCCTTCTTTGATAGGAACAGTGGTGCTGCTCCAACGATAATATTCTTAGCTTCAAATGCCATTTATTTCCACCTCCTGGAAAGTTAAAAATTTTTGTAAAAACAGTGCTGGCTAGGCGGGTTTCCTCTTAGTACAATAATAGGCCAAAATGGTTCATAAAGCAAGGCTAATTGAACCTGCCACTGACAGATACATCTCTAGAATACTTGATTTCTACTATTACATCTGTAGAAAGGAATCCTAGGACCTCATCTGATGGGGCAGTAGGTGAAATATCTCCAATATAGACAGTATGGAATCTAAACTTTGAAGAATTTCCAATAAAATTGTTGATATCTCTGGCAGATTCATCTGATCTTCTGAATAAATCTATAATAAAGTTTCTCATCTCATTGATTTCTGAGATATCTGTGGCATATAGAGTAAACATAACCTGCTCACTGCATATAAGCCATGTGTCATCATAGGTAATGCCAGTCTTGTCATAAACTATATGCTTCTTCCCGCTCAAAAATTGATTGAGTTCTGGCAATTGCTGAACTGGGATAAGTGGGACAATAGTGTCATTTACATTGTCTGAGTAGTAGTCTGTTTCATCAAATATGTCTGCTGCCTTAAACTCATTCCACAAAAACTTTCTAAGCTCATTTACTGCATCTAATTTATAGTTTGCCATTACATGTTCCTCCCGTTAGTCTGTACGGCTGCCTGAGCCAGGTTTCTTACAGATGCTGGAGAATAGCTATAAGCTTTTGCCTTTACAAGTGGTGGCAACATCATGGATTTTCTAGTCACAAGATGGAATGCCTGCTCTACGCCAGAATTTTTAATTGAATTTTGAATTAGATTTCCTTGTACAAAAAACTTGTATGTGTTGCCAAACCCCATCTTGGCATATTTGCCTCCTGGATTTTGAACTTTTACGGATCTACCCTGTTGTAAAACAATATTCTTCCCATCTACAACAAAAGCCAGTCTGCCACTTGGTGTTCTTGGGGTAATTAAAACTGGATTTCCAGCTTCCATAACAAAGGCTTTATTTTTAAATACATAATTTTTACCTTTAGTTGTTTGCTTTGGCACTGAAGATTTAGACATTTTAAATTTATATGACATAGAAAAGTTAAATCCGCCTTTAGTTTCTTTTGTTAACTGAAACAGTCTTCCAGACTTTTCTCCAACCTTTCCCCACTCATAAACATGGTGTAAATACTTTGGCTTTGATCTTGCTTGCATATCAATATAATTTCCAAGATCCTTATTAATCTGATTATAAATTTTATTAACAAATCCTTCTTGAATACATTCTTCTGTAACCATGTGAGACATTACCTGAGTTTGGTAGTAAAGGGCCGCAGAAATTTTTTGAACCGCTCCGCCATGGTCTATGACCCCTGACGGCTTTGAGCCTCTCATAAGGCCTCCTAGGGCGTTAGAAGCTGACTGTAGAGCCGCTGCATTACTCGCCAATTGTCTGGTTCTCCGATCTTTGCGCTAAAAGATTATACCCAAGTATATTTCCGAATGGATCAGTAATTGGTGTATTTCCAACTACCTCAAAAACCGTTGGAGTATTTGTAGGATAATTTAATTCAAACCAAATTACCTGGCCATTTGAATTTCTAATATTAGATATCTTATCTCTATGTGAAACAAATTGATCTACACGAATTTGAATTGCTTCGGTATCTTTAAATCTTGTAGAATATTGCTGCTTGTCATTTCCACGTCCGCCAGTTGAATTAATGCTTCCTTTTGCAAAACATGAAACAGTTCTTGTAAAAGCCCAAGTTTTCTTTAAGGCGCCAGTGTCTTCATCTTGGACATCCATCTGAGAATACACATCTGCCTTCATTGACAGAATTGAGCCAACTAGATCTACATTCATTAGATCACCAGCATTTGTTTGATAACATAATTAGACAAAATGCTATCTACGAAGAAGTTTCCTGTTCCATTATAAACTTGTGGGTCAAACTCAAATTGCCAGTCGAAGGTTTGGATTGACTTTACATATTTATGCTTCCATTGAGTGTCTTTATTGAAGAAGTCTTTCATCAATTCTACTGTTGCAATTGATACTTCATCTGGGACATAGTCCCACCCAAATTGTCCTTGAATTCTATAGGCTACACCTTTTTGGAAAAACCCCTGAAATCCAATATCATATACAGTGGGAGAAGTCATACCGTTTGCAAGGTAGACAACATTATCTCTGTTTAATGCGTCTCCACGATCAACCTTTAATCCATACCCACTTGAAACTGGGACAATATTGTAGTTGATATTATTTACGCTATTTGGATTATCTATTAAAAGAATATCATTTGCATAAAGCTCATGCAGCTGATTAACCTTATACAAAGTCTGGACTGAATCATCACCAGCACCATATACGGTTACTACATCATCATACAGATAGAACAAATCATTTGTATAATTTTCAATTAGCTTTCTTGCATATTTTTCAGCAAGCATCAGCTCTTCGTATGATTTGTAATTTTCATCACTTGGATCCACGCCAATACCCAGGGCGTCGATTGCCTCTGAAAGATTTACATATGGAGTTACAACATCGACATAAGTTGTATTGCTACCAGCATTTCCTTGAACCTGATATGACCAAACAAGCTTTAGCTTTCTGTTTCTAGAGGTAACAGAAAATGGCATAACCAATTCATAGTTGCCATTGTCTGTTTCTAGGTTTGTAGCAGTATAAGTTCCAATTGCTACCGTTGGGCTTATTGATGGGCTCACGGCTGGATCCTGCGTTATATCGTAAACAGTAACGGTTACGTTCCCATCTGCATCTACTGGCTGACCTCCCCAGTAAATCTTTTGGCGTATTGCTCCGTTACTATTTACATATAATTCTGCCATTTTAAATTTTCGTTAAGCGTAGAAGTCCTGAACCTCTGTCGCTGTTGCTAAACGAAAACCCTCCTCTTTTTCAAAAATTTCTTCTGCTTTTTCTGAAGGCATAGCTACGAATGGATGTTCCTTTGTAAATGTAAATCCAAGAGTGTCGTATCTAAAGTTGGCTCTTGTCATCTTTACTAGAACAGTATTTTCTGGCTGCTCCTTCTTTGGATCAAACTTTGGAAGGACTTCTTCCATTTCTACTGCTTCATCTTCAATATTTTTAATTGTCTTTTGGTATACGTCCCATGTAACGCCTTCTTCTGCGAGGGCTGCAACGATTTCCGCTTTGTTCTTTGAGTTTGGTAAATCAACCGCAAAATCTTCGGCAATCTGACGAAGCTCAGCAATTTTTAATGTCGTAAATGACATACATTCTCCTTTGTTCTCATTAATTATAGCATTTGAATGTTAAAAGGTAAAGACCCCCGAAATATAAATTCCAGGGGTCTTTAATAGTAATTCCTTAAATTAAGAAGCTACCTTAACGTTCTTTACGACTACCCAAGCATCTGCTTGTTCAATCTGAACGCCTACACGAGTGTAGAGTGTGTACTCGACTGAGTCCTTACGTGGCCAGAAGAATCTGTAAACAGTTACATCACGCTTAATTCCAATAACTACGTTATTTGGGAATGAAAGGTGGATGTCACCGTGATCTCCTGATGCACCTGTATGTGTACCAGTCTGAGTTTCCTTTAGAAGTGGAACTTCAACGATTGGAATACCGAATGCAAATGGTGCTACATAACCAGCTGGTCCACCAAGTGGAGCCACATCACCACGGATAACGCTTGAAGCGATATCTTGTGGGATTGTCTGATTTGTACCAATGCTTTGCTGGTATAGGAAGTCCTGGATAAGGTTAGATCCTGCAAGGAAGCGAAGGTCTGTACGACGTTGCTTGTACTTACGTGGAAGTGCCTTAAGTGCGCTGTTGAATACTGCACGAGAGATATTAGCTCCCGCTGCATCTACAACGTGACCGTTACCCTTTGCTCTCTTAACAACACCATCAAATGCCTTGTATAGGTTATCTGATGATAGTGAAGTATCTCCATTGAGTACTAGGTCTTCAATGTCGTTACCTGCCTGTGTTGCCATAAGACGTGCAATATGATCTTCAAGATCTGGACCTTCGATGTTGTCTTCTAGAGACTCTGTTGAGAGTTCCCAATCAAGACGAAGCTTCTTTGTGGTCAAAGAAATCTTGGAGAATGTAACGCCTGCATTTGATCCTGTATCTTCAGCTTCTGAAGCGACTCTCATCAACTTCTCGCCTACTCCGATACGATCAATCTCAGTTGTGTCTGCCTTCATTCTAACTGTACGTGCTACTTTACCGATAACGGTTGCATCAAATACATAATCTAGAAAGCGAGCTGACTGCTCTGGGTTGAGGAGACCACCTGTTTGGGTAGCTCCGACGTGAATGCCAGTTCCTGAAATGGAACCGCCGTTCATGCCTGTAGATACAGTAGTATTTGCTGCTACTGCCTTTTCTAATAGTTCATTGCTCATTTATTTTTTCACCTGCCTTTTTAATTTAGAATGTCGTTCACGGAACCGAGGAAAGCGCCGCTCCATTTTGATTTCTTTACAAACTCTGTTGACCCGCCAAGGTCAGCAGACTTCTTGATTGCAGTCTCGCCCTCTACTGCGTCGATTCTCTTTTCTACTGAACCGATTGTTTCACGAATACCCTTTACGGTCTCGCTTAAATTATTGTGCTGTTCTGCCAAATCGACGATTCTTGCTTCAACACTCTTGCTAAAGGACTCCACAGTGTTTTTAACTTCTGCAACCTGTGCTGCATTTGTTTCTGCTGCCTTGCTAAGTGTATCGGACAAGAAGCCCTTAAGGTCCCCTAGCATCTTTGCAAAATCAAGCTCTTCTGAAGCTGCTTCTGCTGCTGGTTCTCCTGCGGTATCGGCGGCAACTGAATCCTCAGCTGGTGCTGATTCTTCTGCAACTGCTGGCGCCTCTTCTGCTGCTGGTGCTTCTGCTACTGGAGCTTCTGCCACTGCTTCTGCGACTGGTGCATCAACTGTTGTTTCTTCTGTCATTGTTGTTTCTTCTGACATTGTTGTACCTCCTTTATTTACTTCGGTGTTGTTTTCAAGTTCATTTGCAGAACTAGAAATCTTATTTACATGCTGTTCGTATACATAACGAACTGCGTCCGCCTTATTAACTTCATTGTTTTCAACCCATCCAATGATCTCCATTGAATTGCCGCATGCTGTGCAATCACGAGATTCAAGAACTTCTGAAACAACAATATTGTCTGCTTCACAGAAAAATACATTTGCCGCCATAGTTTCTGCTGCAAGACCTTTAAATACCAATTGACCATTTACCTTTTCAATTGAAAGAACATTGCAAAGTTCATTTGCTGGAGAATCAACAAGAGACAATTCAACAAGGTCGTAATCCTTAATGAATCTTACAGACTCACCGTTTGACTTGTTTACTTCTGTGTCTGCATCATTAATTCTTCCGCCAATAGAAAAACCAGAAAGAGTGCCATCAAGCACTTTCTCCCAAGTTGCTTGTGCACCCTTTGAAATGTATGTACTCACCCAAATTCCATCATAGAATGATTTTGAGATTGGATCAAAGAAAGTCTCTGACTTAAATGACAAAATCTTGCCTACGGCAATTGGCTGATGCATTTCACGAATGTTGCCTCTAAAGTTTTCAAACGCTTTAAGGCTCGCTTCCGCTGTGACAACATCGCCTGTTTGGTCTACATTGTTTAATGTAGCAAAACCTGAAACAGTTCTATTTTCCTTATTGACCTTACTGAAAGGGACGCCAATAGACAGGCGATTTCCCTTACTTGACCAATTTGTTTTTTCAATGTTCATACTGTATAAAGTTTATCAATCTGTGCTTAAAAAGGCAAATAATGATTGACTAAAATCCTTACTCTACTTGCCTTCCGTCGCCTTTTGCATTTCTACCTTCTCCAGATTTATCTGGGGAATTTGCTGCTCTTTCTCCATCTCTGGCTCTAGTCTTTCCAGCCTGAGCTGTTTGCTCTGCAGCAGCTTCACCCTTTAAATCTACGACTTCGTCTCCTCCGTCTAGAGGGATCATACCCTTTCTAATTCTAACTTCATTAGGGGTAATAACCTGCATTCTCAAATATCTTTCATCAATCTTAGACTGAGTATCTTCATCAGTAAGGCTGAGTTCATTAAATTTAATTACTAGAGCATCTGTCTTTTCTTCAATAATTGCATTTAATTTCTTCTCAAGTCTCATCTGTGCTGGACGGCAAACCTGCTCTTTAAATGTTTTATCCGCATCACGAGCTACTGCTAAATTAACTCCCTCTGGAGTTCCAACCTTATTAATTGGAACACGGTGAGCCAATAGCATTTCATCTCTATTTGCCTTACGGTATTTATCAAATGAGCCTTCCTGTGTTCCAGCTTCAATTGGCTCCATCTTAAATTCAACCTTAGATTCTGGAGTATCTGCTGGAAGAGGAATATAAAGGGATCTGTGGTTCTTTCCTTTAAGACCTACCTGGAAAAATTCTAGAAGCTTTCTTTCTGATTCTGGTGAAAGCTTTGCTCCCTTTGCTGTAATAATATATCTTGGGACCGCCTTGTTTTCAAAGTAGTCCAGGTTGTACTTTGCAGCAAATTCATTTCCAGCTAAAGAGTTCTGAGCTGCAACAATATCTGGCACTCCGTAATACTGATTTACTGGCGTATACTTCTTTAGGTGAATAATTTCGTTAGGTCTGTCATTTCCACCCAAAATTGGATTAGGGGTTTCTTGGTCTCCGTAATTTCTAAAGAAAACAATCTTTCCAAAAAGAAGCTGAACAAAACCATCTCTTAGTCTGCGGACTCGCATTGTCTTTGCGGGGATATGACCAATGTATCCAATATCTCCACGAACAGTTCTACCAACTTCTAAATAGCCGTTACCTGTTGCTTCATAATCTGTCCAGACCTTGATCAAAGTCTCCTGGAATGTGTCTTCGCTGTTGCACTGATCTAGCCAGTCCTGAAGATCTTGCTTAAGCTTTGAAAGCTTTCTACGTGCTCTTTCCAACTGCTTGTCATCGCTAATTCCATCAAGAGCGTCGTTTGTTTTTCTTGTTTCTAAAAATTGATATCCTAGACCAACAATATTTGAGGTCTTAGCATTACATGCTGCATAATTATATGTAGAAATTTCATAAAGTCTTGATAGATATTCTAGGTTATATACTGGTTCAATAACATCAAGGAATGCGTATCCTGTGATTGCTTGTGCTAAAAGGCTCTGCTGTGTTTCCGCCCCATCTTTTCCAGTAAAAGCTTTTGACAACTCTCTGCTAAGTTTACGTCTAAATGCTGGAGACATTCCAGACATCTTCTGCATCTCTTCTGCAGAAATCTTAAACTCGTCTGGGGATCCAGACTCTTGAGCTTTTGTAAATCGAACCATATCAGCATATGTGCTTAATCTGATTTCGTTGTCTAAAGACTCTGTATCTTCTTCGTATTGAGCTTTCATCGGTTGCCTGCCTTTTTCATTTCATCTTTATAGACACCAATATCTAGCTGGTCTGGGACCAGTCCCCATTCAAGTCTTTGCTTTTGATATTCAAACTCTTCGTCATCAATCTTTCTGCGACCAGAAAGAAATTTTGGCTGACCCTCATAGATTCCAAAAGATCGGACTTCTCTAGCAAGCATGTCCATCTTTACACGGTTGCCCTTCATTGATGTTACAGAAAGAAAGTTTCCATCGTCATCACCAATCCAGCGACCATCTGGCATTTCCCATACGTAAATTCCCAAGGTCGTCTCTTCGATGACCTGCTTTTTCATGCTTTTAATGTCCATTGTTTTATTTTACCATTTCATGTTATATAAGTCCATATCTTGTCAACCAAAATGACAAAATTAGGCACTTGAGACTATTAAATAGTCTTGATTGTATGTTGATACTGAAGATTCTGTCAGCTGCATTGACGAATCTGAGACTGATACCGCTGGTTTTCCACAATATAGGTTATAGTGGTTTAAAATCATTGGCTCTAAAACCTCATACTTATACAAAGCAATATTTTGATAATTGCAGGCTGGACCAAAATTGGATGAGGATGTGTAGTTAAATTGAAGATCATTTAAAACAGGCCCTACAAAAACAATAAATACATGGTGTGGCTCTCCAACAACAAATTCATTTTTAAGGTTTGTAGACCCAGTCTTATCTACTCCGTTTACATAAACCTTAGATATATTAGATTTAACAGACCCAGAATTAGTCCAGCCTAGTTTTACTTCTGGATATGAGCCAGACGGACCACAATAAAAAATTGTATTGTCTGAAACAGAAGATGGGGTAAACATAAACTCCACAGATCGCACTTCTTGGTCTACTGCAACCTTGAAGCCTCCAGTACCTTTTGTCTTAATTCCAACATTTGGATGTCTAATTAAAACTGGGTAGCTAAAGTTGGCAAAATCATATTCTTTATTTGATTCTGCATAGTATCCATAGTTATGGGCATACAACTCTTTTTTTGAATAGAATGAAATCTTAAACAAAGATAACCTTGGCAAATCTTTTGAAGTATCTTGGCTAGACATTGCTATTCTTAAATAAACAATATTTTCTCCAGTGTAGGACTCTTTGTTAAATTGTGGAAGAGATGATCCATTTGTGCAGGACTCATAGGTAATTCCATCTAAAGATGTTTCAACAGATATATTTTTATCTCCCCGCCATTCTACTTTAGAAGAAACAATTGGTATCCCAGAAGGAATATGAAAAACATCATTAATTATAAACTCTTTTGATTCTACAGTATTTGTTTGGTTAAATCCTATATACTTTTTCTTTTCATCATAGTATGTATTTTCATCTAAAAACAACTGCCATTGAGAATCTTTAGTATATTCATAGACAAATATAGGTGCAATGTTTTGACCATGTAATCCAAGAAGAAGACCGTCGTCTGGGGCAACAATATGCACTGGCTGGGTGTGGTCTAGTCCAGCGTAATAATGCTTATAGACTTGCATTGCTGAAAGTCCATATCTGTAGATAGCTGGAGCATCTATAAGAAAACTATCTGCAGCATTTGTTGTTGGACCAGAAACAAATGAAATTGAAGAATTAGTAAACTTAAAGTTAGATACAGATTTTGATGTAATCAATCTGCCGTCAATATAAATTTCCATTGTATGCACATTATATTTAGCAACAATATGCATTGCCTTTTCTGAAAAAGAAAGCTTGTGAGTAAGGGATTCTGAGCCTAGGTTAAAAATTATATTTCCATTTTGATAAAACAATCCAATTAAATTTGTTGAATCTGCAATGATTGGTGTGAGTCCAGAAGTAGTTATATTTTGTTTAAACCATACCTCTAAAGAAAAATCATTGTCAGAATATTGAGATGTTGCAAATCCGCCATAGCCAGAATTTTTATAAAAATTTTTGTTTACAGAATATGAAATAGAAGATGTATTTTTTATCTTTGTGGCAAAAGAGCCTCCATAAACTAAAGGCATTATGTTTGAAGAAAAGGAACCGCTGTAAGATCCGTGGTTTCCGCATCCAGAAATGTCATTTGCTGTTGTAAATGTAGACTCGTCCAATGGCCAAAAGCCAAGTGGATTATCTTTTATTACATTTAGATAGTATGACATATCTCTCCATTATATCGTAATTTGTACAGAAGAACCAGTTATTGAAGTATTGTAGTCTTCATTCCAGCCATAAGCTGTTAATCTATATGTTCCAGCTGCAATATCTGTTATGTCGTATGAACCAGATACGTTATTTGTAGATTGATCGTATCCAAAATATTGAGCAACTGCATTAGAAACAGAGCCGCCAGAGGTTGTTTCCAATATCATATAAAGAGCTTCAGTATTAGAACCTTTTGTTGCTGTAAAGTTAATTGCATTTCCAGACTTTGTAACCGTATTTAAAACTGGTGTTGCAGAAGCAGCAGCCCAAGTGGTAGACAAGACATTGCTGGTTTTTGAACCAGTAGAATACTCGTTGTTATTATTTCCAAATATCTGAATATAATAATTTGTTCCTGCTGTAAGTCCAGTTATTGAAGTTGACTCTGTTGTAACAATTTTTGTTGTTACATAAGAAGCTGTTCCTGGCTTGTACACACCAATAAAGTAAAATGGAGAATCTCCTCCAGACCACCTTATATTAAGCTGAGTTGATTGTCTTGCATTTGTTAGTGCGTAATCAATAGATGTTGGTTGAGCTAATGCTTTAATTGGACCATAAGAATTAGTTGCAGAAACATAGGAGCTTGTTCCAACTGCGTTTGTTGCTGCAAGCTTTAACCTTACAGATCTAGAGACCGCTGAAGTTCCAACAGTAAACGTTGCTGCTGTGGCATTAATAAAATTATTTCCATTTGTGTCATACCATTGATATGCATATGATGTTGGGCTGTCTGTCCATGATCCAGGAACTGCCGCAAACCTTGAACCTACATAAAGATTGTCATACGTAATGCTTGGCAGTACAGTGTTTGTTGGAATGGCAACAGAACCAGTGTAGTCTGAATAATTAATTGTAATTTGTGTATTAACAAGTGCTGCCGTTCCAGAAACTGGGCTTTGTGCATAAATCTGTTGATAAACTTTATTTGGGTCTGATGTTGTAACATAAGATATATTTGAATATCCAGCTTGCTGAATTCTAGTTACAGCTTCTGAAAGAGTCAATCCAATAACATTTGGCACAGTTCCATATGATGGAGCGGCTAAATATTGAGTAAAGTCAAGTCTTACGGTTCCTCCACCAGATAATGTTGCGCCTGATGTAGGAGATTGTGCTGTTACATATCCACCAGAATAATCAAGATAAAACTGGTTATTTGAAGCAGACACTGTTCCATCTCCATATACATATCCAGACGCAGTAATAATTGATTTTGCCGAGTTTAAAGAAATACCTGTAAGTTCTGGAACAATCTGAGTTGTTGAAATCGTTTGAATATTACTTGAGTTTCCATTACCAACAGAGTTGACTGCTCTTAAACCAACTTGAAAAGTTGATCCTGGATTTAATGAAGATACTGTAATTGGACCAGTATTTGTAAAATCATTTGTCCAAGTAACTCCATTATCAAGTGTGTGCTGGTATCTAATAATTTCTGTGCCACCGTTATTTGTTGGCGGAGTCAAATCAATTCTGAAAGAAGTATTTGTAATAAAAGATACTGTAAATGTTGGTGCTCCTGGCACTGTTAACTGACCTCCACCAGATCCACTAGTAGGAGCTTTTGTTACGCCAGCAGAAGAGGCAGAATTTCCTTTAATGTTAACAGCTCTAATATAAAATGTGTAGTTAGCTCCATTTGTTAAACCAGAAACTGTAAAAGTATTATTTAAAGGAAGATTTACATTTATCCATGTTGCTCCATTTGTTATAGAATATTCATATCTTGTTATTGCTGAGCCGCCATTTGCTGGAGTTAAAAATGTTAATGTTACAGAAGAATCACCAGATGTTGCATTTGACCACAAAGGGGCGTTTGGAACTGTGCTATTATCAATTGGTGTTGTTGTATAAAGAATTACGTCCATTCTAACGCTGGAACCAAAAGCCAATAGTGTTCCTGAAGACAAGGACGGTGCTGGTGCTTGTGCTGCCACATAACCACCTTGAGCAAGGTACTGTTGAAAACCTATGCTGTTAGAATACACATAGTTTGGATCTGGTGTAAAACCAGCATTTCTTAAAATAAGAGAAGCGGTTTCAAAGTTAAGGCCAATAAGAGAAGGCACATATCCAAGAAGCTGTCCTGTGCCTGTAGCAATTTTAATGCCAGATCTTTTAATAATCGTGTGAGCATTTACTGAGTTTAAATTTGTGTATCCATATGTATCTGGATAATTAGTGTTCCAATTAAATATATTTTTAGCTTTTATATTTAGTGTATTTATTACATTTCCATATTGTCTGTATGCCATGGGTATTCACCATTTAACCCTAGTTTATGCTTCAACTGGATTAAATATTTCCACTCCAGAAATAATCATATTTAGTCCATTGGCAACATTTGCATGTGCGTATAAAGATTCTCCAGTGTATACAACCTGATTAAGGTCAATTGTTAATACAGTATTTGCGTCAACCTGTACATCTCCAAAAAGCTTGTACTGCTCTTTCAAAACCTGTCCTGATGGAACAAGGTACAAAGAAAATGTAAGCAAGCCATTAAAAATATTTGAAACAAGTAGCTGCTTCATGATTGATTTTTGATCGAATGTATATAGGTTTACTGGGGTTGTTGTAAGGGTAGTAGGATCTCCAAATCTTTCTGGAGAATAATACTCATATGATACTGTCATTACCCCTCCTAGCTACCGTAAGAAATTGACCACTTTGACATCATGTCACGCTCTACGCCTGAAATTTCAGATGTAGTCAACACTCTGTTATAAATTAAAAGTTCTCCTATTGCAAAGTTTCCAAATGATGATAGATACTTTCCAAGCGATTGCCCTGTCATTCCAGTAAGCAATCCAGATGCTGCACCAAGACCTTCGTCTGCAGTATTTCTTCTAATTCTTCTTTCAAATGTTGATGAATCAAATGTTACCAAATATAGCTCTGGAACACCTGCGTTAACAACGTTAACAATTGCGTTCTGGTCATCATTTCCTAGACCAAATTTGTATGTGTTTGAAGAAACGTATCCCATAATAAGGTTATTTCTTGTACCAGTTCCCTGTCCGCCAATTACGTACTGATTTGCTGTTCCAGCCGTTTTAGTTGCAACATATGCAATTGTAAATGAGCTATTAGCAATATAAGAAAGTGTTTGATCTGAGAATGGCATATTAAATGCTGCCCCATCAAAATAAACTGCTCCTAGACCGTTAATTCCAGTTGGAAGATATGTTGGCTGCTGAGCTGCTGTAGATTGAACAAAGTTTCTTGCATTAAGAGTCTTGTCTTTCCAAAGAGAAACTTTATTTGAGCCATCTCTAGTTACTGTTCCTGGAAGTGATGCATCTACCCAAAGCTGTAAACCCTTTTGAGTAAAACGATTTCTTTTAAATATTGAACGCTGATTACCTAACATTATTCTGCTGATTCCTCCAATGGCTTGTTTGGCCATTCAATCTTTGAGATTGTCTCTGCTGACTTTTTAATAGATTCAAGCGCCTTGACATAGTCTTTGGCCGCCTTATCTTTTCTGCCCTCCATTGAAAGAAGTTCAAAATCCACATGGGCTTCAATATTTGATTTGATTTCTTCTGCAGAAAGTTTTTCTTTTTTTACAGAATATACTTTTTTACCTTCTACATATGGTTCTACAGAAACTAATTTTTCTGTATCTGAATCATATTTAATTGTTGTAATAACCTCTACAAGATCATTGTCTTTAATTACATTTTTGATTCCAGACTCACCAATAGAAACATTTAATATCTGCTCTACTGTGCCGTATGCGACAACCTTGTTGTCTTCAACTACGGCGTACATATTATGCACTCTCTTTTATGTAGTATGTAATTAGGCAGGTACCTGATCCACCGACTCCAGAAGTTGCACCATTAGAGCATCCTCCGCCACCGCCACCAGTTCCATTAACTCCTGCAGAACCGCTTTGTCCGTAAGGAGAGTAAGACACACGAGATCCACCTTGTCCGCCTCCATTAGATCCTGAACCAACTCCGTAATCTCCGCCGCCTCCGCCGCCTCCGCCAAAGCCGTAGGTTCCATAACCGCCATTTCCGCCACAGCAATTTTGATCTGAAGAAGAACCAGATTCCATTCCAGTTCCACCAGAAGATGCTCCATCTCCACCGTTTGCACCAGTTGGAGTATAAGATCCGTATCCTGGTCTTACATACCAGTATGCATGGTTCATAAAGCAGTAACCTCTTTGACCAGACTGTCCAGCTCCACCTCCGCCACCGCCTGCTGCATGGTCTCCACGAGATCCTCCACCGCCTGACGATCCTCCTGTGCCCTGCTGTCCAATCTGTCCGTAAGCTCCTCCGCCACCGCCACCGCCAGCAGTAAGGTAAGATCCAAATGTAGAGTTTGTTCCATTTCCACCATTTGTGTTTGAGTTTCCAGAAACGTTTGTTCCTCCGCCACCAATTGTGACAAGAATGTTACTTCCTACTGGAGTTGAAGAGATATCAACAAAGCGGCGAATAACTTGTCCGCCACCTCCGCCACCGCCTGAGTGACCTGAAGCATGGCAACCTCCGCCACCTCCGCCACCGCCAACAAGGATCACTTCTACTGAAGACATTGTGTTTGCTGGGCGTGTCCAGTTAGCTGTAGAGTTAAACTTTACTGTTACTGGCTTAAGCAGTTTTGTAGAAACTCCACCAGTTGCAGAAATAACTGACGCTAATGTAGCATTTGAGTTTAGTGCAACCTGCATATTGGTTTGCATGGTTGTATCTAGTCCTGGTAGAACTGTTAACTTAGTGGTGGAATTGACTGCCATTTATATTATCTCCTATACGTTTAGATCAGCAAAAGCATACGATCCGTAAACCGTTGTTCCACCGTCTCTTGTGTAAAAATTAAGTACTGTTGTATTTGTTGAAAGAAGTGGTGCTACGTTAGAAGCTCCACCACCATCCCACTTAACTGCTGATGGCCATGTGATTGTGTATGACCCACCAGATTTAATTTCAACCTGCCAAAAGGCTGCCTTGCCAGTTGTTGGAATGTTTGAAAATGCTACTGTTGCATTTCCTGCTACTGTAAATGCAAAAACGTTGAATGCTGAAATGTCGCATGTTGCTGTACCATTTGCTGCAATTGTTCCTTTTGCTTCTACTGCTGAAGGGATGTTAAAATATGTATACCCCTGGCCATTAATTGGAGCCTGTAAGTATGTGTATGTCCAAAGCGCTGGTGCAATGGATTCTGGTATCGATGTAATTGGCATTAGTTATTCTCCTCTCGTGGGCCTGTAGCCCCTTCTGGCAATGAGGTTAAATCTGGATTTTCTCCTCTTGCAGCGTCTGCTGCAAACTTTGCCAATGATTTTGCAATATCTTCTTCTGTAATTGTGTTTGGTGTTGGCTCTGGCTTTACAAACTTTCCATCAACATAAGAAAATCCTGGACCAACATGTGCTGTTGGAGTTTCTGTATCTTCATCAACCCAATCTGATGCATCAATTAATTCTGCGCCAAATTGTGCCTCGATGTCTGGTTTTAATGTATCTAAGTTTTCTTCATCAACAATGATAACATTTTCAACATTATTATTTTTTACAAGCGCCATTCTTTTTTGTGTCATTATGCTGTCTCCTTCAACCAATATGTGATTACGCATGTTCCATTACCACCACGCCCTGATGTGCAACCATTGTCTGCTCCACCACCGCCACCGCCTGTGCCGTCAATTCCTTGCACTCCGTTACATCCAATTCCGTTGTAACCTGTTGCATTTCCTCCAGAGCCTCCACCGTTTGCACCGTTTCCTGGGCCATGATAGCCTGCGCCACCACCGCCTCCTCCAAAGCCGTAAAGTCCTGGACCTCCGTCGCCACCGCAGCAACCTTGATCTGAAGAGCTATCTGCAGATTGTCCTTGTCCGCCAGCTGATGCTCCTTCATCTCCAGTTGGAGTATGTGCAGAATGTCCTGCACGAATATACCAGTTGTAATGGTTATGTGAACAGAATGCATGTCCCCCTGCTCCACCTGCGCCACCGCCGCCTCCTGCGCCTGAGTGAGAGTTACGTGATCCCCCGCCACCAGTTGAACCAATTGATTGTGGTGCATGTTGTCCATAACCTGCTCCTCCGCCACCGCCACCAGCAGTTAAGAATGAACCAAATGTTGATTGTCCACCAGTTCCACCATTATTGTTTGCGCTTCCGCTAACTGCTGTTCCACCTGCACCAATTGTAACTAGAATTGTTGAAAGTGGTGCAACAGAAGAAATATCAACATTACGTCTAATAACTTGACCTCCGCCTCCACCGCCACCAGCGTGTGAAGATGAATGACCTTGTCCGCCACCACCGCCGCCTCCAACAAGAATAACCTCTACTGAAGATAGTGTATTGGCTGGACGTGTCCAGTATGTTGTTGAGTCTATCTTAACTGTAACAGGCTTAACTACTTTTAGTGGAATATTTCCCACAGAAGCCAACACAGCTTGAAGTGTTGTGTTTGTATTTAGTGCTGAATTTAGATTGCTTTGTACAGCAGCATCTAAGCCTGGCACCATTATTTGTGTAGTTGAATTTGCTACAGCCATTTGTTAAACTCCTTTAATTAAATACTTGTGACTTTTACACCAGAGATAAAGTATGTGA